GGAGCTTGCGCCGCCAACTCAAATGCAATTTGAGAATGACTTTAATGACGCGATAGCTACCGGGCAGTCTGTTGGTCAATTCTTGTCGGCACAGTTACCGGATTTTAGCCGCTTCGACGTAGCTCCTCCTAGTCAAGACGAGCAACGTACTGTGCAACGGGCTGAGACTCAGATACAGACTATGACTCAAGCGGATGTTCAGCAGAGCTTAGACAACGAGCTAGAAAACCTAGAAGACACGGGTGGATTTACAGACCAGAGCCTTGCGGTTTTTCTCATATCAAACAACCCGGCTTTTTCGCAGTACGACAGCGTTACTCTGTCGGACAGACAACAGTTTTACTCGTCCACGCAGCCCTACCCAGCGAACAATATTCGGGCAAATCCATTGGGTGTGCTGCGTGTGACGGGTAATTCGGGTTACAACGATTTGGTGGATTTGCAATGGCAGAGATAGAAGTTGGCGAGGTAAAGCTTTCTGGGGGCAAGTTACTGCTTGTTATACCGTTTTTAGGTAGTATTGGCGCAGCGATGTGGGGCGGCTTTGAGTTGTATCAGCGTTTGTTAGATGCGGAAGAAGCAGTAACTGCCTACGTATCACCTGACTTTAGCTCGTATGACGAAGAGTTAGCTGTACTAAGCACTAAACTAGATACTGCGGAAGTGTTAATAGCAGCCGTGGAACGGGCCTTAGACCAAGATATAGTCGAGGTAATGAACAACATAGACCGCCTGCAAGCAGATATAGACGCCACAGAACGGATTGCTAGAGGCACTGATGATTCTGTTGTTCTCGCTACCAGAGAGCTGAGAGACGATGTATACGCCCTAGAAGAGCGGGTCAACGACAGTCTGAGAGACATAGACAACGAACTTCGTGAGATGCGTGACGATTTGGAAGAGCGCATCCAGCGGATACTAGATAACCCCCTAAACGTGGAAGAATAATGGAAATGACAGGTCAGATTGTTGCAAGTGGTGTTGCTGGTGTAGCAGGGTTTTTAGTCATATGGGCCTTTACCCGAGCATACACAATGCTTGATAAGATAGGGGAAGACCTTAATCGTATTCCTGAGAAATATGTGGCGAAAGAAGACTACCGTGAAGACATACGCGAGATTAAAGAAACACTTGGGGCTATTTGGAAACGACTAGAGAATAAGGCGGAAAAATGAGACTCGATCCTGTACTGCTGAACATGGCCTGTAGCTGGGCAATTAACGCTTACAAAGACCAGAACAAAGATGCCATTAAAATAGAAAGCAAATGGACATCTACTACAGTATATGTGGCGAAGCGTAAGTCCATAGATATTATAGCCTTTAGGGGCACACAGCAGGGGCGGGATTGGCTGACCGATGCTTTGGTCGTGCCGGTGCCTTACGCCGGTAGGCTGTGCCACGGTGGTTTTGCTATGGCACACAGGTCAGTCTGGAAAGAGGTCAAAAAGCACATAGACCCTAAGAAACGCACGTTGATCTGCGGCCATAGCCTTGGTGGTGCGCTCGCAGAGCTATCTGCCTCTATGCTCAACGGCAAGCATGACAACATAAACTTGATTACTTTCGGTAAGCCAAACGTGTTCTTTAAAGGCTTTAAGAAGCCAATGACGCTGGATAACCAAATATCTTGTGTGCAGGGTAGCGATATGGTGGCTAGAATTCCCCGTCTTTGCTACGGCCCTTCCAAATCACAAACCATGCTGTACTTCAGCAATACCGGCCCGGACTACATAAACCCCAGCAAAGATACTAGAGTTGCTGACAGGGGTGACCTGAAAGACCGAATAGCTGACCACATGATGGACGGCTACAAGGATAGGCTAAAAGAGTTTTTGGACGAGCAAGAAACGCAAGCCAAGAAAATAGTACAAATGAATAAAGACAAAGAACTAGCCCGTAAAGAACTGGAGGATATGGCGGATGAAATGTTTATTAAAGATTAGCTTTTTAACTGTTTTCACGTTGTCTAGCTGTACGTCTGTTGAGCAAGTTATGGCAAACAAAGAAATATACTGTAATCAATTTTACAAAGGTGTCCGGGCAGTTGGCCGTGGTGCCCTGTCTGCAACAACCGGCGTTATAGTGCCTGATGTATGTGACACCATAGATACAATTGTGGAAGCTGCGGAATGAAACTAGGTGGCCTACTTAAATCCCTTGCACCTACTATAGCCAGTGCAGCGGGTGGGCCAATGGCGGGCATGGCTGTCAAAATGGCAGCGCAAAAACTGGGTATGCCAGATGCCACGGCCAATGAAATTGAAGACCTCATAGAGCGCGAACCTGAAAAGGCGGTATTGCTCAAAGAGGCGGACAAAGAGTTTAAGGATCGTATCCGCGAAATGGAGATTGATTTAGAGTCCTTTAAGACAGAAGTCGAGGACAGAAAGGATGCTAGAGCTAAGTTCTCTGGCGATCTAACACCTAAAGTGTTCTGTATATTGGCACTAATTTTATACGGTGCGTACGTTATGACCGTAACCATACTGCCCCACGATCAGAACGATGAGACTATTATCTCGCTAGTATTGGGCCAGCTATCAGGCATTTTAGGCACCTGTGCGGCTTTTTTCTACGGCGGATCAAACGGTAAGAAATAATATGGAAAAGCTAATTGACATGTTAAAGCGCCATGAGGGTGTGGAAACTCATGCTTATGAATGCTCTGAAGGTAAGGTCACTGTAGGAGTAGGCCGCAATATCGACCAGAAAGGCGGTATGGGGCTGTCCGAGGACGAGATAGATTACCTACTACAGAACGATGTTGAGCGTGTAATAAAGGAGCTAGCCTCAGAATACGCGTGGTTTAACGGTCTTGATGATGTACGAAAAGATGCTATTATTGACATTGCATTTAACCTCGGAGCTACGCGTTTACGTGGCTTTCGACGCGCATTAACCGCTATGGAAGCGGGAGACTACACAGAAGCCTCTACAGAGTTCTTGGACTCTAGGTGGGCAAAACAAGTTGGTGGCCGTGCTTTAGAGCTGACCGACATGATTGCTAGTGGTGAGTACGCGGATTGAGGTCTAAATGGCAGTTAGAAAATTACAATTCAAACCGGGAGTAAACAGAGAAACTACCCGGTATGCCGCCGAAGGTCAGTGGTACGAGACTGATAAGGTGCGCTTCAGACGTGGCCTACCCCAGAAAATAGGCGGGTGGGAACAGCTCTCTGCTAATACTTACCTAGGTGTAGCACGTTCGCTATTCAACTGGGCTACTCTTAGTCTTCAGAATCTTGTTTCTGTAGGTACTCACCTCAAATACTACATTGAGCGAGGTGGGGCTTACTTTGACGTTACCCCTATTAGAGCAACCACAGCAGCGGGTGATGTTACATTTGCAGCCGTAAACGGCGATGCCACTCTTACTGTAACCGATGCTTCTCATGGCGCCCTCCAGAATGACTTTGTAACTTTCTCTGGAGCTGCTTCTCTAGGCGGCAATATTACTGCGGCTGTGCTCAATCAAGAGTACCAAATAGCTACCATAATTAACGGCAATTCCTACACAGTAGAGGCCAAGGACACTTCTGGCAATACTGTACTGGCTAACGGGTCAGATACAGGTAACAGTGGCGGCAGCACAGTAGGCACCTACCAGATCAATACGGGTAACGAGATTGAGGTACCGTTTACTGGTTGGGGTGCAGGGCGTTGGGGTACTGGGACGTGGGGTACAGGTGGTACAACATTGGCGCCTATGCGTATCTGGAGTCAGTCTAACTTCGGTGAGGACTTATTCTTTGCCCACAGGGGCGGAGCACCATACTACTGGGACGCAAGTAACGGGGTTAATACACGTGCTGTTGCTGTAAGTTCTTTGGGAGGTGCGTCCGATGTACCTACTGTAGTAAATCTAGCGTTTGTATCTGACATATTCCGCTTTGCGTTCTGTTTTGGGGCAAACGAGATTGGTAGTGCTGGCATAGACCCTATGCTTATCCGATGGTCAGACCAAGAAGACGCAGCTAACTGGACACCTGCGGCTACTAACCAAGCAGGTAGTTTACGTCTGTCAGAAGGTACAGAAATCGTAGACGCTATCCAAGCACGCCAAGAAGTGTTGGTCTGGTCAGATGCAGCCCTGTACGGCCTACAGTATCTAGGTGCTCCAGAGGTATGGGGAGCGCAGCTCCTTGGCTCAAACCTTACCATAGCTGGGCCGAATTCGGCTGTGTACTCAAACAACATTGCCTACTGGATGGGCATAAACAAGTTTTACTACTACGATGGTACTGTTAAGACACTACCTTGCGAGTTGCGTAGCTATATATTTGATGACTTTAACCAAGGCCAAGCTGACCAAGTAATTTGCGGCTCCAACGAGCAGTTTGACGAAATATGGTGGTTTTATTGTTCTGCGGGCGCTACTCAGAATGACCGCTACGTGGTGTATAACTACGTACAAAACATCTGGTACTACGGTAATCTGGCACGATCTGCATGGCTTGACTCTGACCTACGTGACTTTCCTATAGCTGCTACTTTTACCAACAAACTAGTCAACCATGAAAAAGGCGTGGACGACAACGAGACAGGCGTCCCTGCGGCCATACCGGCTAGTATAACCTCGACGCAGTTTGATCTGGATGACGGGGATCGGTTTATGCTGGTTAACAAGATGTTGCCAGACATGACCTTTGAGGGTTCTACAACTGGTGCTCCAGCAGCTACGATGACTCTAAACCCTTTGAAAGACTCGGGTTCTGGGCGGTATAACCCAGCTTCTGTGGGTGGAAACAGCAACGCTACTGTTACTAGAACAGCCACAGTGCCTGTAGAGGAGTTTACCGGGCAGGTCTTTATACGGGTACGGGGTAGGCAGATGTCGATTAAGATTGAGTCTACAGCAGCAGGAGTAACGTGGAAACTAGGCGCACCTAGGATGGATATGCGGCCTGACGGTAGGAGGGGCTAGTGGCATCGCGGGATAGTATAAATAAGGTAGAAGCTCCCGCCCTGCCGATACCACCTGAAACGAATATTCTGCGGACATACTTAGATGACCTGAATAATATTTTGCGTTTGTTTTTCAATAGGTTAGCTAATAATGTAAACTTGTTAACCGGGGAATATGGCGGACAGTTTATAGAGTCCCCGAACGGTAAGTTCTTTTCTACGGTAGATCAGAACGCTGCTTCGCCTGATACAGCGTATGCGTTGCAGTTTGAGAATACGTATCTAGGGGAAGCCATAAGTGTAACAGGCACCCCAAAGACAAGAATAACTCCAATACATTCAGGGGTTTACAACTTTGAGCTTTCGGTAGAGTTAACTAGTACCAACGCTAACTCTAAGGAGTTGTCCTTCTGGGTACGAAGAAGTGGAGTAGACATAGCGAACACTGGCAGGATGCACGTCATAGCAGGTTCTGGCGGCGTAGATGATTTTGAATACAGTTTTACCATAGATATAACAGCAGGGCAGTACATAGAACTTATGTGGGCAACAGACGATACGGGCGTAACAATAGATTATATGGCGGCTTCAAGTCCCCGCCCTGCCGTACCGTCTACTCTAGTAACCGTAGTTCTTGTTTCAGCACTGCCTGAAACACTGCCGACGCCGTAGGTGAGATATGAGCACTAAAACCATATACGATTCCTCTCAAGGCAGAAACGCTTTAGGGGAAAACCTTAGTTTACTTGATGACATTCTATATCAACTTTCTAGTTCTTTGATGCAAGAAGAGATGGAAGGCCGATTTGAGACTGCGGAATCTCTGGCTGATAATGCTTATATGGTCTTGTCTCAGATACAGGAACTTGTACCCCCAGAACAACAAGCCGATGTAACAGCAGAGTTTTTAAGAGAGTCTGGTTTTAGTTCAGATGTTGTTACTCAAATGTTGGGTATACCTAGAGATGCTGTGGATACAGCACTAGCAGAAGCTGGATACGGCCCAACTGGACAGCCTTTGCCTGAGCCAACAGCAGAAGAGATGCTCGGTAGTACGGTAGGTGCAGACACTGCTACGTTAGTCGGAGCAGACGATGAATCCGAATTTTCACTCGTACCTACCACCTCCACTACCACCTCCACTACCAGTAGCCCTAATTTAGTGCAGCAGGCTGGAACAACAGCCGGTAAGGTTATAGACAGAGTATTTCAGAGTATTGGACTCCCTTCTCCTACTAAAGTAATAGGTAATCCTAAACCCGGTGCAACCGTGGTATGGGGACAAACAAGCGGTTCTCCTGTTATTTATACAGGCACAACTCCTTCCGGCACTCAAACTGGTGTAACTACAGGACTGCCTTGGCTTGACGCCATAATTGATAAGAGCATTAAAACAGTAACAGGGCAGGGGGGCGTGCCTGATTTAGGGCAAATAAGCACTGTAGTTATACAAGAAGCTGCTAGAGAGGCGTTGGGTTTACCCGCTGGCGCTGACATGGGGCAGATAACTGATGCTATTAACAAAGTAGGGCAAGCTACAGTAGCTGCAACAACAATGACTGGAGAAGACACTGAAGGTACTGATTTATTTGGTGTTGATTTAAGTGGCGACAAAAAAATAGGAGACCCTAATGGAGATAGCAATAGCAGTGGGAATAATACTGTCGATAGTGGTGGTGATCCAGACGTTGTAAAAACCACTGACCCTAATGGAGAAACAATTACTGTAGACGAAGGCCCAGCTATTGGCACTCAATTACCCACAGACACAACGACTAAAAGCACTAAGTTCGATGGCGCAGGGGACATTATTACAAAAGTTGGCCCCGGACTCTTAATGCCAACTGGCGATGACGACGATGACGACGAAGAAATAATTAAAACCATACTCACCGGCGGTGAAGAACCTCCTTATGTACCACCGGAAGAACCTCCTTATGTACCACCGGAAGAACTTACTCCTCCCCCTCCGAAGGAGACTACACCCCCACCGGAACCTCCACCGGAACCTCTACCCCCTACTGGCGGAGGCGGGGGCACGTTTACATTACCTCCCAGCGTTACAACGGTGCGAGAAGAACCCGGTGAACTTGTAGACATAGATTATTTGTATGACTTTGCCAAAGGTTTAGATCAACCTTTTGTAACTACACAAGAAGATGAAACTATGAAAGATTTGTATTTGTATGCAGAAGGCGGCGATGTGAATAACCCAGATGCCGTTGAGATGGCTACTAGAAGACCCGGTGAGTATGGTAGAACTTATTTTGACTACGCAACTCCATCCGGTTTTACTCCCACAGGCAGAGCATTGGGAGGCGGCGCGTTAAACCCTAACGCTATACAAATACCAGAGTATAACTATACTCGAACTCTTAAACCCGAGTTCGGTGGCCCTGCTGGTGCAGCTCCAATGGATGCTATCTCTTATACAACAGCCCCAAGTGAAGACGCAGATATTGACGTTGATACTCTCTTAGAGTTAGTGGGGCTTATAGGTATGGAGGGGTTGGGGTTCGCAGCAGGCG